GCACTTGCTTTAGCTGCAGCCGCATTAGGATCAGTTGCTGGTGCCGCTGTTGCTGTAGGTGCCGCTGTTGCTGTAGGTGCCGCTGTTGCCGTAGTTCCCGTTTCTGCTGCACTGCTGCCAGCTGCTTGTGGAAATTGTTTCATAGCCGCTTGTGTTGCTGGACCCATAATTCCGTCTGCTTTAATTTTTGCACCTGCCGCAATTAATTTATCTTGTAATGCTTTTGTGGCTGGATTTGAATTAGCACCTGCCGCTGGAGTACCTGGTTTTGCTAGTGCTTGTCCAGCTGCTAACGCACCTGCACCCAATGCTGCACCGCCTGCTATTTTGCCGCCGGTTGTGTTTAGTGCGTTACCAATTGCACTACCTGCACCTTTAATGCCCTTCCAAGCATTGTTAGCCATTGCACCCCAGTCTACTTCATTTAGTGTATCTTCGGCCATCTTACTACGCAAGCGAGTTACTGCTTCGTGTAGTTGTTGTTCTGTAACTTTTTTCATTTTTTAACTCCTGCGATTTTAAGTATAGTCGACAATTCGTCTGATTCTTGCATTCCAAATTTACCCATCATACCTTTCATCATATCTTGTGGGTTCATTTTGCCACCTGGAAATTCTACATCTTGATTAGGCATCTGACCTTGCATCTTTCCCATCATACCGCCCATCATACCTTTAATTTTATCACCCATTTGATCTGGATGGTTCATATCAAAATCTTGTCCGCCAAAGTTTATCTTAGGCATTTGTTTCATAGCATCATCATAACTTGCAGATTTACCATTGATAGTACCACTGCTTGTGTTGCTACGTGTAATCTTAGCATTTGGGTCGTTTTGAACTTGTTGCATCATTTTACCAATGTCTGCTTGTGGGTGCATTTGTTGGAATTGTGCCATCATTTTAGCAAAATCATCTTGCTCAGAAGCTTCGTCTACTTCTACTTCTGGAGAATGTTGATGATGAATTACTCCAGCGTGTTTAACACCGGCTAGGCGTTTAATATCGCCAAGCGCCTGATTATGATTACTGCTTGGATCCATTTTATCAATTAACGCACAGACTTTATGTACATCTTCTGGTGTAGCACCTTTAAACATTCCATCTTTGAAATCTTTAATAATCTTAGTCTTACAACGTGTTCCGCCAATAGTAAAGTTTCTTTCCTGGGCATTCCAAAAACCGCTAACACTTTTTAGCATATCCTTGACTGGATCTCCGCTAGTTTCATCGCCGCTATCATCAAATCCACATTCTTGTGCTGTTAGGCCGCTTTCACGGATACAGTCGTGTAGCGTCATTGATCTATGACCTAAGTCAATTGTCGTATCTAACTTAGCACCAGCTTTTTTAGCCTTGTTAATAACTTTTAACATTCCCTCGCGTTTACGATTTACACCTTCTGCCATTGGTGCGGGAGGTGCGCCTTCTGGTGGTGCTGGAGGAACTGCACCAGCTTCAGGAGCAGGTGCTGGTGGTGCGCCTTCTGGAGGAGCAGGAGGTGCTGCCGCTTCAGGTGGTGCAGGAGGAGCTGCTTCTGGAGGTACTTCTTGACCACCAATTTGCTCGTCACCTTTAAAATCTAATTGCGGAATAATTCTTGCAATGTCTGGACTTGTTTTAGCCATTGTGTTTAATTCTGTTTGAATAACACCACGTGCATCTAAATCTGGATCAATGTCTTTCATCTTTTCTAAGAATTCAGGATCATCGATAAGTCCTTTTAAACTATCGATAACATTGATACCTTCTGGTCCACCTTTAAGTTCAGTTTTCATTATCTCGTTGAACTTTTGAATTGCGGCCTGTTGTGTTGATTTGTTAGGACTGAATAAACCGTTTTCGCCTTCTTGTGTCTCTTCGTCTTCGTTAACAATACTGTCTAAGAAACTTTCAAATTGATCTTCTGGATCTAATGTTGGAGTCTGTTTATAGCGACTCTTTGGACCTTCTTCGCTAGGCTTGCGTCCTTTTTCACCGTTACCGTCTTCATAATCAGTTTTAGTATGTTTTACACCGTGTTTAGTTTTTTCAACTTTACCACCTTTGTGTGTAGTACCAGTTTCTTTATCACCATCAAATACTTCATCTAGTAAATCGTCTGCTGTTAAATCTTTAACTGGAAGTTGTGTTTCATCTACTAAACGGAATATATATGGGAACGCTGTACGTAAATCTTCATTGAATGAACGGATTGTTAAACGATCAATCCAATCACTTATAATTTCTTCTGGAATCATTTGTTCTTCACGTGCTTCAAATGATTCTGCAAATTGTGTGTAGTATGCTGTGCGTTGTAAACCAGCAACTTCTTTCTTAACCTGTTCGATACGTTCCATTACCTTACTTGTAATATCGCCCATTGCTTCTGACAAGTTAGTGTTACGTGATACATAACCTTTAAACTTACGCAGTTGTGCAAGTTCTTCACTTAAACTACTGATGTACTGTCCAATTGGATCATAAGGATTGCCACCGTGCTTTAAATGTTCTGCCAATGCACGAGCACCATTAAGATGCTTATATGGATACTTGAAACGTTCTCCGTCTGCATTTTCAACATAAATGCTTTCAATGTGCATTGTGCGGCCTGCTGGCAAATCAGGATTAATAACCTGACTGTGTTTAACGATCAACTTGGTTTCTCCCAAGTCTTGGTAACTCATACGAGTTGTACCATATAATTTACTTTCCATCATTGGTTCCATTGGTTCTTCCTTGGGCTTAGATTGAAACTCATAATCTCGTTTATCAAGATTGTCTTTGCCTATGTTCTGCACATCAAAATTAATTAAACGATCTTTAGCAAATTGTCTAAAGCTACGAATAAATTTAAAAGCACCTTCGTGTTTTTTATTTGCAATATCACCACTGATTTGTACTACAATGCCATCATCTTCGTCTAAAGTAATAGCAATGGTACCTAACGGATAACCGTTTTCTTTGTATTCAAACTCAAAGAAGCGAGCTTTAGGAATGTCAGCTTTTTTGCTTAAGACTCCTGCGTGTTCGTCTCCCATTTTAATATCTGAAAAACGTGTTTGTATCTTTCCGTACAAATCTAATGCAATTTTATCTAAATTCGTGTTCATAGTATATTTATCAGATGCCCGTTGATATGAATATAGGCAATGGCGGCTCAAACTCGGTATCTGAGACCCATTCGCTAGTAACTTTTAAGTGTTCAAACACTTCTGGATCCCATTCTGCTAGTACTTGACTAATACGTACTACTAGCAGTAATGCCGCTACTAAGTCATCGTGTTGCCCTTCTTTAGCCGCAAATGTAGTACCTTTTGCAATATATGTTTTAAGTTCACTGATTAAAGGACGACTATATAGTGTCATTTTTCCTTCTTCTATTAGGAATTTTACCTTGGCACAGGTAGATATTTTATTGCCAAATGTAGTGTTAAATCCTTTGCGGAATTTACGTACATTGCCCTTACGAAGAGGCTCACTTAGGAAAATACCCGGAAACGTTTCTTCTCCTAAGTTATCAATAACAACTAACGCACTTTCGCCCACTGTATTATTTTCTACACTATAGTATATTTGATTATAAGATTCACCGCCTATTTCGTCAGATATGTATTTTAAGATATCCCTAAAGATTTTGACCTGTTGTTGTATAGGTGTAATGTTATGTTGCCACTCTGCAACTTGTATCATACTGGGCATTTCAAATACTTCAATAGCTCCATAGTCTCCGCCTGTGCCCAAGCTAGGATCCAGTGCTACTAGGTATACGTTGCCTGGTTCTGGTTTTTTCCACCAACGAACCTGCCCCATCTTAAAATTAGGTTCTTTGCCCACCAGTTCAACTAGTTTTAAGGAATTAATAAGTGTTTCGTCAAATACTAGGAATTCGCACCCATACTCACGACGGAAACGTTCTTCACCAATACGGCCCATTTCAACTTCTTTCCACTTGTCATCTCGATCAGGATGTTCAAACCAGTCAGCTTTGAATCCGTGGAATCCATTGCGGCCGGTGCCATCTTCTTTTTCATTGCCGTACTGATCAAATTTGTCTTGACTTTCTTTCCAGATAATAGCAAATTCGTCCTCATCACTATTAGGTGTGCTTGTTATAATTGCTCGTCCACCTGTTGCCAAGGTTGGTGAAATTGAGGTCCAAAATTCAGTTGCAATATTGGGCTGAACAAACGCAAACTCATCGCAATAAAGTAAGGATATGGACATACCACGACCGGTGTTACCAGTAGTAGTAGCTGAAACAATTCTTGATCCGTTTTCAAATTCTATACTCCCTTTGTTGTAGTTTACAACACCTGCACGAATATAATCATCGCAAAGTTCGTATCCATAACGTATACGTTGCATAATTTCCTGTGATCCTGTGTATTTGTGAGCAGCAACAAGAATAGTTTGATCTGGATGGAACATTGCGTACCATAGTAAGTATGCACTTGCACAAGTTGTTTTACCGCTTTGGCGCGGTAGCATATTAATATTAAAACGATAATCGTGATAAGCAGATAACAATCTTACTTGGTATTCAAAAGGTTCAAATTTTACTTTGCCTTTTACCGGATGCTGAATATGAAAAAAGTTTTTGGCAAAATGTAAATAGCCAGTTTGAGGGTCGGCACACTTCATCAAGTGTTCAACTTGTTCTTCTGTAAACTTTTCTTTAGTGTGAGCCTTTTTTGTTAAGACCCCGTCGAGACTTTTTGCCATATGTTTATTTAATCAAAAAAATAGACCCCGGGGGGTCTATTTGGCACCTTGGACAGGGTGCTAACTGCGACGAAACTTAACCTTTTAAATACTTAGTCAATGCAATGATATCGGTTAATTCTTTGCTTTCATTCATTTGTTCTGGTAAGTTTGGAGTATGGTGTTGTCCTAAACTTCCTCGAATATCATTTTTCATACGCTTTCTTCTATCAGCCGTAAGTTTTCCTTTTGAGTCGCCTTTACTAGAGATACTACCATACCCCCAGTTCTCAGGATCATTGTGATGTTTAGGTAAATTACTTCTAGTATCTAATGGATCTGTCCATACAGTATCCCTGTCAAATGTAGATCGTTTTTGACCTGGATCTTTTTTAGGTCTTTCTTTTATACCGTATCCGTAATCTATGCTATCGTAATCATCACTGTCGCCTTTCTTTTGAGTAAACAATTGGCCTTTGTATTTAGGATCACGCCATTTAGCAGATTCTTCCATATCTTCATAATCTTTAGGATCGTGTTCTTCATAGTGATAATACTCTAATGCTTCTTGACGACTCCAACCGTATTTTCGCATTAGGTGTCGAATCTTTTTCTCTTCGTCGTCTTCGTGATGAGCGGTTTCTTTTACGTCTTTCTTAGACATTTTTTCACTTTCACGACGAGCCTTATCGCTTAGGTTAGTTACTTTGCCACGGCCTTCTTTGTCTTTAGCCTTAACCCATTCGCCTTCTTCTTTCCAGCGAACTACATTGCCCTTTTCATCTTTTTCTTCTGTACGTTCTTCTTTAACAGGAACTGACATTATGCTTCTGAACTTGGCGCCGCCGCCTGGATTAATCGGTCCACCGTTTAATGGATCACGTTCTTCGCCTTTGCTATTGCGCCACTTACCATCTGGACCTTGTTTTAATGGTTCACCAGTTTGATAGTCGTGCCCTGCTTGATTTTCTTCAACTTGTTGATTCATTGCTACTGTTTCACTAATGCCTAAATCATCTGCAAAACGATCGCCAATCCACTCATATGGATCGCCGTCGCGAGCTTTCTTAACACCGTATGGCATATCGTCAAAGTAATAGTCATATAGTGCATCATACAAGCTATCGCTCATTTCGCCGCCATTTTCAAAGTCCATAACGTCACGTTTGTATGTATGTAGGATGTGTTTAAATGTTGCGCCTGTTTCATCTAAGTGTACATTTTCTTCTAGAACTTCACGTGTTTTAACTTCGTTATATAAACTACTTAATTTTTCAATTAGACCTTCTTTAACTTTTAATGTATTGTTGCCTGGACTATAACGTGGAATACCCTTTGTTCCTTTGTGCAAATCATCACCAGTGGCAGTTACCGCATCAATACCGTGTGTATGGGTGCCAGATCCGCCGTGGGCACTATTAGCAAAATGCTCGTCATCATCGCCCATTGTTTCCTCTACAGGCTCATCTTCACCACCAAACAATGGCTCATCGTGATCGTGCATTTCTGGTTCACCAAAAATCATATTGCCTAGTTCACCGTGTGTATCTGGGTGAACTGTTGCACCGTGTTCTGGTTCTGCGTGATGTTCTTCGCCGTGCTCTATAGCACGTAAAATATCCATTAGGTCTTTAATTCCACCTGCGCCTGAACCGTTCATACTAACGTTCATTGTAACATTGTCTTGTTGTTTAGGTTGTTCAGGATGAATTGCTTGAGCAATAATACCTGGCATTGGAATACCCATCTCGTTAACTTGCTTACCTTCTTCAATAGCAGCTAATTTCTGCATTAAATCTTTATAGTTCATTATTTTGCTCCAACTGTTGGAAGTTTCACCTTGCTAGAGCCAACTACGCTTTTTCCAGCTTTAGTTTCTGTAGCCATCTCGGCCTGTGCTTTTACTTTAGCAGCTTTAGGAAATAATTCATCGTTAACACCGCTGTATTCTTTTCCTTCGTGTTTTTCTTTACTAATAGATGCTAGGAAACTCATCTTACGTTTGTCACCAACAACATCTTGATGGTTAGTTTGTTCGTAGTCTGTACCTAACAATGCTTTACCAGATTTTTCATCGTGTTCGTGATTAATCTCGTATTCTAATTCTTCAAATTGATTCTTAACTTTTACGTTGTTTAATGAAATACCTAAACGTTCACTTACCATATCACGTACTTGTTTGCTAGTTGCTGGGTAGTGTGCTGTTACATCAAAAATTGTCATATTGACATTCTTGTGCTCAGGAAACTCTGCCTGACGTTCTTGTATTGGTGTGCTCTTACCAGAACTAACACTAGCTACGTGGAATTGTGCAAGAGCGGCTTTGATTTTGCTAGAGCAATCGCCTGGGCAATCTCCGGCAATTTTAACCTTAAATTCGTAAACTTTTGTGCTTTCTGATAGATATTGTTTAAATGATTTCATAGTGTGATCCCAGTATAGTATTTATTTCAAATTCTTTAATTTTTCTAGCAAACTGTTACGATCTGAAATAATAACACCATCGCCTTGTATTGTTACACCGTCGTCTGCGTTGTTAGCATCTTGGTCAATCTTCTGCTTTTTAAGCTGTAGATCAATCATTTTTAACTTTTTATCAAGTTTTGCTGTCTTAGCATCAATGGCATTCTTAAGCATACTTGCTGCTACTTCAAACATACGTGCGCTGTAACGTGCTTCCACGTTCATTCCCAAGTCCATAATATCATCGTAAGCATCTGTAGCTTTTTTAGCCAGTTCATCTAGCTCATTATCGCCAGCGTCGCCCAGTCCTTTGACTTGCGGAAGTGCCGCTGAGATTTTATCAAACTCAGATATGTCTCTCAAAAATGGCGCGGCCATATCAGCTTTGATTTGCTTTTTTTCTTCTGCCTTGACAATTTTCTTGCTCTCTGGCAGATTTAAGATTTCTTCTAGTTTCTTTGTCATAAAGTTACTTATCTATTTTGCACCGGCGAAGATATCATTTTCGTTTAAAATACGGAACTTGATACCTTGTTGTTTACACCAATGATTAGCGGCTGTCCATTTAGCCTGATTCTTTATAAACTGTGCTTGATTGTATTTGCTCTTGCCCACACGTTCCAAAATAGTTTGGCTAGCGGGTTTAATTTCTATAAGTTCCACAGACATTTGATTCTTCTTATCTATGTATTGAATGAAGAAATCTGGGACATAAATGGTTTGTTTGTTGGTAAGTGGATCTCTGTAGGGAATATTAATTGCTTCACTTGCCCACTTAATAATGCTAGGATTGTTATCGCAGAAATTCATAAAGCTCCATTCCCAACTGGATCTATATGTTGGCACTTTGGTACCGACATATTTTTCGGGGTGCTTCATCGCAAATTTTCCGCGAGCAAATTTTGCCATATTAGACTAAAATATTGCGACTTTCGTAAGTGTCAGTTGCTGGCGCAATTCTATAACCTAGTAAACTAGTTTTCTCTCTGCTGCCATTTAACACTTGTGTTACAACCTGAGTTAGTTGTATATCCGTTAGACTTTTTAAACTGTCTATTAAGGCAAACACTGCAACATTTTCTTTTCTTGCTTGGTTTAATAGTGTAATAGCAATACTGTTGGCACTATTTGTATCAAAACCGCGTTTAAGAAAAAATCCAACTACAGCATCAATTTGCTCAGCTGGAAAACTAACAGTCTTTGAAAAATAATTATCAAAAAATGTTTTTACGTTTTTACTAGTTGCTGGTTGT